TTAAACTTGTTTCTTTAACTCTACCAATAATTCTTTCAAATCTACGGTAGCATAAGTCGAAGCAAAATCTGACATGGCATAGGGAATAATCAGATTGTTGTTGTGAACCATCGAACCGCACGAATAAACAACATTGGGAACATAACCTTCACGTTCTTCTTCGTTAGGCATCAACAAAGGAAATCTTAAACGCCCAATCACTTCTGTTGGGTCATTCAAATCCAGCAATATGGCTCCTAATGAGTATTCGCGCATCGGGCCAACTCCATGGGTAATTACCAGCCAACCCTCATCGGTTTCAATAGGAGAGCCGCAGTTACCTATTTGAATAAATTCCCACGAATATTTGGGAGTCTGTAGAAGTTTAGCCTCGCGCCAAACATTAATACTATCAGAAAAAGCGATATAATTACTAAAGCCATCTAAACGACAAAGCATAGCATATTTCCCATTTATTTTACGGGGAAAGAGTGCCATCCCTTTGTTTTGGGCTATCTCGCCATGGACAGGTAATATCCTAAAATGATAAAAATCTTTGGTGTCGAGCATCTTAGGCAATATGGTTGTGCCATCGTAAGCGGTATATGTAGCATAATAAGTAGTTTCTTTGTCTTCATTGATAAATTTTACAAAACGTGCATCCTCGATACCATTTTTTTCGTTGGACGAAACTGGGAAAATAACTCGTTCAGATATATTGGTATCTAATGAAAACTCTAATTCGTAATGCGATGAGGTTAACCAGGTAAATTCATTAAAAAGTACTTCTTTGTCGGTGGTCAACTGAAGTGATTTTTTCGCATCGTCAATACATTTGCTTAGTTCATCGTAAGTAAATTTTTCATTTAGTTTATTGAGAATTGTATCTAACGAAATTCTCGAGTGGAAATCCAATTCTTCCAGTTTTCCCTTAATAGATTCTTTATCATATATATATCGGTGAATATGTTCGGCTTCTTCGAGCATATTACCTATTGGCTCAATAGTCAAATTATTGTTTTTATCCATTACACCCGTGCGAAAAACAATGGAAGAAATGTGACCTTCGCCAGTAGCTCTGAAGCTAAGGATAATTCTTTTTTCATCAGATAAAATTTCGGACTGATCAGGATGTTCTACAATAGAAGGATTAAAAAATGCAGCAGATTCAATGGAATATTCCATCGTAAAATAAGAACCTATTAGAATTTTTCGGGAATAATGAATAGAATTGGGTTCAATGCTCAATTTAACAAACAAATGAACTATTTCATTAAAATGTTTCTCGAATATTTTGGAGATATTTCTGTGACGAAGTGAAAAATCTCTTAACACAGTACTCAAAGCCTGCGTAACTTCTTCCTCGGTCATCCCCAACACAGCTCTAATGGTGCTGATGGCTCTTTCTTCGGTTGTGAATAAGAACCTTGCTATAACATGCGATGAATCGGGACTGAATTTTATATTTTTGCGTTTTAAATTTATTGACATAGATTCCTTTTAGCGTTTGCTAAAGGTAGTCACTATAATTGGAACAAAATCATAAAAGTTGATATTTAATTTCAATTGTCTAAATTTGTCTAAATTTGTCACAACTATGTGTGATTCTTTAATTTTAATCTATTTCATGAGTAGGTTCACTGAATAATTCTAAATCCTGCATAATTTTTGTGTGTTCTAACCTGATTTTAGGTGATTTTTTAAATCATCCTGTAGATTGCTTGATTTTCAATCGTGTTCCATTTACAAACTTTTCCTTTAAGATCTGCATATCGTTGCTGACTTTCAGATCAAGAATTTTGGCGTAATGTTGAGTTGTCTTGAGATTCTTGTGTCCAAGCATTTTGGAAACACTTTCGATCGGGACACCGTTTGAAAGGGTAACAGTAGTGGCAAAGGTATGTCGAGCCACATGGAATGTCAACTCTTTGTTGATTCCGCATAAGTCGGCAATTTCTTTTAAGTAAGCATTCATTTTGCCAAGCAATTGTGGATAATTTTACCGAAATTTTTAATATACTTGGACGTAGTGTTTTGACAACAGTTACAAACGGTTTTCAGGTGAAATTCATATTCTTTGGATATATTCAAAAATATAAAAGCCTGTAAATCATTGATTTTACAGGCTTTTACTGATTTTTGAAATCTTTTTCGCGGAGAGAGAGGTTCTAAGACGTTCAATTTAACTAAATATCACAAAATGCCAACCAACTGAATTTTCATTTTTTACAACAAAATGTGAAATTATACAATTTCACGGCATACCACAAATGAAATCAAAATTCGTGTACATATTCGTGTCCACCAATTTTATATTTTTTTATCGTGTACATCACAACTTATCAAATCGCGACATTGATTTTTCTTTTAGTTCATCAACTATTTTCGCATAAGGTTTCATTGCTTCAAAACTTGAATGCCCAGTCCATCGCATAATCACTTCAACGGGAATTCCAAGTTGCAACGCCGTAACCACAAATGTACGCCGTCCACAATGTGTTGTCAAAAGCGACCATTTCGGGTAAACCTCTTCATGTCTTACATTGCCTTTAAAATATACAACCCTTGTCGGTTCTTCCAACTTGGCAACTTGACCAAGGCGTTTCAAGTGTTCATTCATTTTTTCATTTGAGATTACCGGCAACGCTTTATCCTTTGGAAACTTTATTTCCTTGTACTTGTCAAGTATTGCTTGTGAATGCTTGTTCAACTCAATTATAAGCCCGTCAACGGTCTTTTGGGTAACTACCTTAATAAATCCTTTCTTTACGTCCGAACGCTTCAATTTCGCAACGTCTGAATAGCGCAAGCCCGTGAAACAGCAAAACAAGAATACATCCCGGACACGTTCAAGGGCTTCTTCATTTGGTCTGAATTCATAATCTTGTAATTGCTTTATTTCATCCTGACTTAAATAGATAATTTCTTTTGAATTTCCGTCAATACCTTTCAATTTGGGTTTGAATGTATCGTGAACCGTGCCTTGATAGTAACCTTTATGTGATGCCCAACGCAAGAACCACCGGACAAAAGCAAGATGTTTTGCAATAGTTGTATTTCTAAACCCTTTTTTACCCAAGTATGAAATGTATTCTTGCATCTTTTTGTCATTCATTGTCTGGAATGACATATAAGGGTCAAACGATTTAAGGTGCGTTCGTAAAGCCGAAAACTTTTCATGCGTTGCCGCCGTCCATTGGTTTTGTTCCCCAACTGTTTGAGTAAACAAGTCAAAGACCCTGAAAAAATCGGCGTTCGGGTCGCCAAATTCTTTTGTCAATGGCGTTTTACGTCCGACAATATCATTGAACAAGTCTTTTATTTCCCCCAATGTTGGCACGCGCTTTTCAAGTAGCTCAAACCGGGCAAATACTTCATTTATCACCGATTTATATTCTTCAATGGTTCGGTTTATGTCGGAGTATGTTTGGTTGGTCTTATTGATTGCTCCATCCATTGCCCGTTCCTCTTCCATGTCCCAATGTGAAAGGTCAATATTATGTCCAATTGGAAAGTCAATTGGGCGTTGCCCGGACAATGTTACACGCATACGGATGGCAAGGTTATTTGTTTCGCCCGGTTTACGCTTATGCAACAAAAACTTTATGGTTCGTTTGATATACATTATTTCTTTCGCATTTCACCACGCCCTAACAACAACCATTCAGGGGAAACATTATAATCCTTGCATATATACATTAAGGAATCCAAATCAATGATTTTGTACAATTGTCCGGCATTAGGATCTTGCAATGCGGTTTTGATACGTTGATACTTCACACGGTTCAAATTATGTTCTTTGCAAAATCCTTGTACACCTGATATTACACCATCTTGTATTGCCATTCCCAACGCATGGAAAAAACGTTTTTGTATCTCTATTGCTTGGGGGTTGATGTTCTTTTTCATATATAAAAATATGCTTACTCAAAATCAAATTGTTTGTAATCATTAAGTTTTTTCAACTTAATATTTTCATCAAAAAAATATTGCAATGTATCCATCACGTTTGTAGAATCTTTCCCATTTTTATAAGTTGCTTTTAAAAAAGCTGTCATTCTATATATTTTTATTGGATTATTAGTGTTTTTCATTTTCAATCTTAACAATGAATCTTCATTCATAATGCCTTTTATTTTTGCAAGTATTTTTTTTGATTCTTCAATTTTATCAAGACCTTCTTTTTTTTCATTTTCAAGCAAATCATTCCACCCCATAGAAGAATAAAGATTTGCAAGCCTTATTCTGCTGTCCACTGCTTTCATTAAAGATTCATGATAAGATTCCAAATTGTGGTATTTATCTATTAGCGTTAATAAATTTAGAGTATCATAATCCAAACTTGTTATAGTATCATATTTTATTGGATTAAAATTGTAAATATGAACCGATGTATTTCTCTTGAAAGCATCGTCCTTTATTTCTTGTTGAACTGTTACACTCATTTTATCAAGGTTTTTTTTGTATCTATTACATCCAATAAATACGAATGATAACATAATAATTAATACTATTTTTTTCATAACACATTCATTTTTAGTTTATAATCTTCAATCATTTTATCAAATTGTGTATTATCAACGGTTGCAAACTCTTCACAATTAAGCGCGGAGGCTTCCAATAAATCAAATATTTCTTGTGGCATTACCGAATAATATGATGGTATGCCATAATAATCTGACACTTTAATTCTTATTTCCATCATAATTGTATTTACATTACTACTTTTTGGAATTTTGCAAGAACAAGCCATACGGAACGGATGAATTTTATTGATATTTCAGTATCGTCATAGTCATTGTTATGAGATATTAATTTAAAATGTTCATCATCAGAACCCTTTCTAACCTCTTTTATTAATCTTCTATCGTCCAGAAGTTCAATTATGTGTATTTGTCCATATTCAATATATTCTTTCCAATAATCAAGTTTACGAATTTGGACTATTGTTCCTGGTGGATATGTAGGGTACATGCTATTATTAGTTACAGGAACAGCAATATCTTCTTGTTTTGCATTTACAAATGGCATGTACCCGGTTATGTAACCATTGGTATCACACTCCTGATTCCTTACACCACCAACTACATCCTGACTATACAATGGGATTAAACGATAATTTGATTGTTCATGTCCACCTCCATAGTTCATTTGCTCTTTCACTCTATTTTCAACATTATAATCACTGATATTTTCAACGTGATAAATATCTGCAAGCTTTTCAATAAAATTATCAGGCATTGGGTCTTTTCCACTCTCAATTTGAGATATAAATGATTGACCTATACCAAGTTTTTCGGCAAGAGCCGTCTGACTTATACGTAAATCCTTTCTAAATCTTTTTAAATCAAACATATAACTTAATTATTTGAAATATTTTAAAAATATCTCTTATATTATTTGCTTATTAGAAATATATTTCTGATATTTGCAGAACAAAACTATTACTTTACAAAAGTAAGGTAAAAGCAAAAAACAAAAATAACAAAAATTACTCATTTTCAAAAAATAGATGTATGGACAGACAAAAATTAAATGATGAAAACAAATTTTCATTCCAGAAAGGATGGGCGCAAGTTCCACAAGGAAAAGCGGCAGAAGTAAGGTCTAAGCTCATGGTTTCGCTGAATATTACTACAAGGATGGCATTCCTCGACAGGCTTAAGGGCAATGTAGAACCGAAGGTTAGTGAATTTAATTCCATAGTAAACATATTCAATAGCTATGGTATAAAAGACATTTGGGGAACTGTATGATATGAATGCAAATATCAACCTGACAAAACGTGAAACAGAAATAGCGGAATTATTCGCTTGGGGAGCGGCTAAAAAAGACGTTGCGAATATATTGTTTATTTCGGAAAGGACGGTAGAAAACCATGCACGGACTATTTACGAGAAAATAGGATGTGGAAAAGTCAATGAACTTTCGGCTTGGTGGTTTTGTACCCACTTCAATATCTCGTTTGATATTTCACCTATGAAAAGGAGGGTTATTGCATTGGTGATGTTCATTATCATACTTCCTCAAATATTTTGTGATGATGAAAACATAATGAGAAATTTCCGCTCACGGCAAACAGCAAAAACGTGTCGGACGACACGCAGGAGAAGTGAAACGGATGTTTTTGATTTTGAAATTGTATAACTAAAAAATTCATCCAAATGAAAAAAAACATAGCGTCTGGATTTACCACTAAACAACGGGTTATAGCACTGTATTTGGCTATCTCTTTTTTCTCCCTTTTCGTTTCTGACGAAACCCCGTTTTGGATAATACTTATTATCGTTTTGAATTTTTCAAATGCTGTCAGGCTCTCTAAACAAATACCAGTTACATGAACAATGGAAATAAATTCAAATACAAGGATTATCGACCTTACTGTTGATGATTTGGTTGGTGTAATATCCAACCTGATGAAAAAAGAACCGGCCATGCAACCACCAGATTTGCCACAAAAACGCCTTGTTTATGGGATAGCCGGCATAGCACAATTATTCAACTGCTCAATGACAACAGCAAACCGTATAAAATCGAGTGGGAAGATAGATAGGGCAATATCACAATGTGGCAGGATGATAACTGTCGATGCTGATCTTGCTTTAGAATTGATAAAACGTAAATAATTTATTTATAAACAATTAAATACTAATATTATGTTCGGGATTACAATTATTAAAACGAATGAATTGAAACGGCTGCAAGAAATTGATGAACGTTTCAACATTGAAATAGGTGAAAGGAACAAGGAAGTATTTTTCCTTAAAAATAAGTTGGCAAAATTTGACCGGAAAAGGGAACATGGAAAATTTGTAAAATCAATACAAAATGACAGCAACATACAATAAGAAAGGTTTCCTTTTGCCCGGTAGCCCACGATCAATGGCATGTTTTCACGCCAAAGTAATGGAAGATTGCATTATGAAGCTTACTATTCATGATTGCAAAGGTTCAATACAATTACACAATGACCTTAATAACCATGAAGAGGTGAATGAGGCTTTGATAAAATTGAATGCCCTTAAGGAATCTATTGACGAATTAGAAGAATTTATTTATAGAAATTTTGTGGAAAAATGAAAAAAGTGATATTACAAAGTATAACCCTGAGGAACTTCAGGGGTGAAAAGGAACGGACAACCAATTTCAACGCCAGTGGTGAAACCACCATTATGGGTGATAACGGGTTGGGGAAATCAAGGCATTTTGATGCTTTTATGTGGTTGCTTTTCGGGAAAGATACCAAAGACCGTAAAGATTACAATGTAAGGACAATTGAGGGTAAAGAACCAATTCACCGCGTTGAATGTAGCGTATCTGCAACGCTCATTATAGATGGTCAGGAATTGACCATTAAACGTATGTTTACCGAAAAATGGGTGAAACCGCGTGGGCAAGTGGATGAAGTTTTCAAAGGAAACGAAACGGAATGCTTTTGGAATGATGTGCCGGTAAGTACTACCGACTACCAAAAGAGGATCAATGAAATAATCAATGATTCCGTTTTCAAAATGGTAACAAACCCGATGTTTTTTGCCACCATGAAATGGCAAGACCAACGGGAACAATTGTTCCAACTTGCCGGTACTATTACCGACAATGAAATTGCCGCACAAAAGCCAGAATTTGCCGCTTTATTGGATATGATTACCGGTAAATCACTTTCCGACTTCAAACGTGAAATTGCAGCCCGCAAGAAACGACTGAAAGATGATTTGTTGCAAATACAACCTCGCATCGACCAAACGCAAAAATTAATGCCGGAATCCGTTGATTTTTCAGAATTGGAAAATAAAGCCTCCAAAATTGAAAATGAAATCACTGGCATTGATAAAGCCATAACCGATAAATCAGAAGCCATACGGCAACAATATGAAGCTGTGCAAATGAAACAAGGCGAAATCAACGAATTGAAACAGAAGCAACAAAAAGTATTGTTTGATGCACAAAGCAAGGCACGTGAAGATGCTTTTTCGGCAAATGAAAAACGCCGGGATTTAGAAAACAATATCAAATCAACAGAAAAAGAAGTTGAAACATTACAACGAGGTGTACAACTTTCAGAACGTGAATTGGATGGAATGAAAACACGGCTTGCAAATAAGCAAAAAGAAGTTTCTGATTTGCGCCAAACATGGTTTGACGAAAATGCAAAGGATTATACAGGTGATGATACTTGCCATTCTTGCGGGCAACCTTTACCCGAAAATATGAAATTCAATGCCCGCAAATTATTTTCAGAATCAAAAGCCAATAAACTTGCCGAAATTACGGGAAAAGGCGGAGATATGAACGCCCAAATTACCGAATTGGAACAAGATATTGCCAACACCTCAAAAAGCCTCGAAACGGCGATTGATGAGGTTTTGGAAAAGGAGAGCATAATTGCCTCCTTGAAAGATGACCTTGCCATCATTCCACAAATTGACGGAAAAACAATTGTTCCCGATGAATTATCCGAATATAAAACCTTGGGCGATGTGATTAAGGGGCTTGAATCGGCTGTCCGGGATATGAGTTTGGGCGACCCATCCGATACGGCGGAATTAAGGGCAAAGAAAATCACATTGCAAAATGAGTTGCGGAACTTAGAATCATTAATTCGCAACCGTGATTTGATTGCCAAATACACACAAGAAATCAAAACATTGGAAAAGCAAGGTAAAAATATTGCCCAACAAATTGCCGATGTGGAACGTGAAGAATACACAATTCAACAATTTACAAAGGCAAAGATTGATGAATGTGAACGCCAGATCAATGGTTTATTCAACCATATAACATTCAAGTTATTTGACTATACCATTGATGGAAATGAATACGAAACATGTGTGCCTTTGGTTGGTGGTGTTCCTTTCGATGTAGCGAATACCGCCGGGCAAGTAAACGCCGGATTGGATATTATCAATGCATTAGTAAAATTCCATGGTGTATGTGCACCGATATTTATTGATGGGCGTGAATCTGTAAATAGCATTATTCAAACAGAAAGTCAAATAATAAACCTTGTCGTATCACACGATAAGACATTAATAATCAAATAAATAAAATTCGCAACAATGAAAAAAGAAATTTCTTTGGAAATCATTGAAAAGTGGCTTAAAGACAGTGATTGGCGTGTCCGTTCAGCCGCAATGAATGCTTGCAACGGTAAGGATGTGCCTTTGGAAATCATTGAAAAGTGGCTTAAAGACAGTGATTGGCGTGTCCGTTCAGCCGCAATGAATGCTTGCAAAAATAATGGGATAGAAATACCTGTAACTCGAACAATAGAGCCACCTGAGTATGTGTATAAGAAATGTTTGTGTGGTATTATAGTTGTCGCAACTATACCAAAAAATGCACATGTTAGAGGAAGTGTAAATTCAAAGTGCCGTGCTTCCGAAGCTATAATTGTTGATATATGCGGTGATATATGCGGTGAAAAAATTGGAATATCAATGCATGATCCAAAAACAATGTACGAAATAGGAGACCACGTGATAATTGATAATTATGATTTTTCAGATAATGAATGCTCAACTGGTTATCATTTCTTCTGCACAAAGAGAGAGGCTGAAAATTATTAACTGTATTATAAATTAATTTATGGAAACAAAAGAGAATCAAACGCCTGCAGTTGCCGGGCAGGACAAAGGAAGGATAACCTATCAGGTTGCCGGGCAGGATGTAACACTGTCATACAATATTGTACGGCAATTCCTCACAAAAGGGAACGGCAATGTAACCGACCAGGAATTGGTACAATTCATTTCAATATGCAAGTTCAACCAATTAAACCCATTTTTGAACGAAGCGTATTTGGTTAAATTTGGTGGCCAGAACGCTAATGCTCAAATGATAGTAAGTAAAGAAGCCTTGATGAAAAGGGCTGAAAACTGTGCCGAATATGATGGGTTTAAAGCCGGATTAATAATTGAGAGGAAAGGGGAAATATTGGATGTAGAAGGAAGCTTCACATTGCAAGGCGACAAGTTGCTGGGTGGATGGGCTGAAATTCACCGGAAAGATCGGAAATTTCCATTTGTATCGCGTGTTACACTCGATGAATATGACAAAAAACAAAGCACGTGGAATGAAAAAAAATCGACAATGATACGCAAAACGGCGATTGTCCAAGCATTGCGTGAAGCATTTCCAACGCAGTTAGGAGCTATGTACACGGCTGAAGAACAGGGAGTAAATGTACAGGATGTGGCATACGAAGATGTAACGCACAAGGTTAAGGAGGAAAAGGCTGAGAAAGCGAACAAGGAAACAATTGGTTTTGATTCCGCTGCACCGGGTGGTGATGAATCGGCAACAATGCAAGTAGATACAAAAGATGGTAAAATACCCGGATTTTAAGATATGGAATTAAAAATTATCGGAAGTAGTTCGGCAGGCAATTGTTATGTATTTGACAATGGAAAGGAAGCCTTGGTTGTTGAATGTGGCATTTCTTTCACCAAAGTGAAAGAAATGGTTAATTTCGATATTTCACGAATAGTTGGATGCCTTGTTTCACACGAACACGGCGACCATGCAAAGTACATCAATGATATTGTAAGAGCACGGATAATGTGTTACATGTCGGCAGGAACAAAAGAAGCTATTTTGAATAAAACAAGGATAGAAAGTTATTCATTGCCGATGCTTACTTCCATTAATGTATTTGAACCGTTCAATATCGGCAGTTTCAAAATTAAGCCATTTGATGTACAACATGATGCAGCCGAACCTTTCGGTTTTTTAATTTATCACCCTGAAATGGGGACGGTATTATTTGCAACTGACACGTACTATGTCAAGTATAAATTTTCAGGATTAAACAATATCTTGATTGAGTGCAATTACTGCGAAAAAATACTGCTTGAAAACGTAAAGCAAGGCGTTGTAAACGGCTTATTACTCAAACGAACATTACAGAGCCACATGAGCTATGACACATGTCTTGAAACATTACTTGCAAACGATTTGTCAGAGGTAAACAATATAGTACTCATTCACCTTTCCGATGGCAATTCAAATGCCTTGGATTTTAAACAAGGCATTCAACGAGCAACGGGTAAAACCGTTCATATCGCCAATAAAAATATGACTTTAGAATTTAATAAGACACCTTTTTAATTTAAAAAAAATGGAAAAAAATCTTGGAAAAGAGTACGCCAATTTGGCGCAACGTGAATCATTTTTGAAAGACAATTGTGCAAAAGTGGAAAACAAAGGTTACATGAAACCTTTTTCACCTGAACAATTGCAAGGACACAAAGAAAGTCTTGCTGAACTTTCAATTAAAATTGAGCAAATAGAAATTGAAAAGAAGCAAACAATTAAGGATTTTTCAGAATCATTGAAACCTCTTGTTGAGCAACGAAAAGTGATGTGTTCCAATATCCGACAAAAAGCTGAATATGTAGATGAATTATGCTATAAATTCATCGACACTGAAGCAAAAGAAACCGGCTATTACAATGCCGTTGGTGATTTGATTGAACTTCGGCCATCAACAGCCGATGAGTTGCAACCAACCATTTTTTCAATGGCAGCCCGTAAGACAGGAACAAACGACTAACTATTAATAATCATTAAAATCGAAAAAAAGATGGAAACAGAAAAATTGCAAATCAATCTTGGTACTGGTGTTACCAAGGCAGAGGTTATTTTAAGGGAGGGTTCGGCAATCAAGGAGCTTGAACCAAAAGCGCCTATCAAAACCAAGTTGTCCGGAGTGATTGGTTCACCCGTTGAATACCTGACAAAAAGGGTGGCAACGGGTCAATTTACCGAGGAACGTTCACATTTAATTGTCAATCGTGAAGAAATCAAATTGTCATTGGTTATCAATGAAGATGATGAATACAACCGTGGTCAAGTTGATGGAACATTGGAATTCCACCCAAAATTTATTGAATTCGGGATCAATACCGGCAAGGTGTGGACACCAACGGAACTTGGATTGTTTTTCAAGATGAACCGCGCCTTTTTCCCTGACCGTTCAATAAACATGAAATTGGTTTCTGAATTGATGAACTTTTCGGCAACAGTGAACAATACCATTGAACGTGCGGTGAAAGAAAACGGAGACAGAACCGACAATTTCGCCCAAGTTGTAAACTCAAACTTGCCGGGGTCATTCACCTTGAAAGTGCCAATTTTTAAAGGCATGGAAGCCGAAACATTGGAAGTTGAAACGTTTGCCCAAATCAATGGTCGTGAAGTTGCATTCACGTTGCTTTCTCCGGGTGCAAACCAAACGCTTGAAGATGTGCGCGACCATGCTATTGATGAACAATTGGCACAAATCAAAGAGATCGCGCCTAAAATTGCAATTATTGAAGTTTAATTCACCACAACCCCGGCTTTATGGTCGGGGTTGCTAAAATCGCAACAATGGAAAGTTGGATGAAAATTTATAGGAAATTCCTCGAATGGGAGTGGTTCGATAAGCCGGAAATGGTTCAATTGTTCATCTATTTATTATTGAGTGCAAACCATAAAACAAAAAAGTGGAATGGTATTCAAATCAAACGTGGTCAATTAGTTACAAGTTTGGACAATATACATAAAAAAACGGGTTTGTCAATACAGGTGATACGCACTTGTATAAGTCGCCTAAAATCGACAAACGAAATAACAAGCAAATCAACAAGCAGATATACATTGATAACAATGTGTAACTATGCGATTTACCAAGTAAATGAAAATGAAATCAACAAACCAATCAACAATGAAACTAACAAACCACTAACAAACGAGCAACAAACCACTAACAAACGAGCAACAACAAACAAGAATGATAAGAATATTAATATTAATAATATTATGGGGGTAAAAAAATCGACACGATTTTTACCACCCACACTTGAAGAATTAAAAACTTATTGCTTGGAAAGAAAAAACGATGTAGATGCCGAAAAATTCTTTTACTTCTACCAAAGCAAAGGTTGGATGGTGGGGCGAAACAAAATGAAAGATTGGCGGGCGGCTGTCCGTACATGGGAAAAAGGCGATAAACAAACAAAAACAACTGAAAATGGAAATCAACGGAGAAAAATTGACACGGCAACACCTCATTCATCAGAAAGGTTGTGATAGGGCTAAATTCAACGCTGACATCATTTATGATGCACTTATTGATGAAGTATGTTGGATTTTAACATATAAGGGGAAATTACTCGAAATGAGTGAGAATTATAAATACATACTTGGACAAATCGCATTGTGGTATGCCAATGATGAGCGTTTTAGCGGTGATTTGCACAAAGGATTAATGATCCGTGGTTCGGTTGGCACCGGAAAAACTGTCATGGCAGAAGCTTTGAAAGGTGTAATTTTCCTTGTAGAAAGGTTACAGGCGAATATCATCAACGCAGTTGACCTGCAAAACATGTATTCACGGCAAGATGAAGATGGTATTTTGAACCTTAAAAACAGGAAATACACAATCATAGACGATCTTGGGGTTGAGACTACTGAAGTAAAGAACTGGGGAAATGTACGCGAACCATTCAACGATGTGTTCGATGCACGTTACAGGTCAAACAGGTTAACAGTGATAACCACTAATTTACGCCCTTCAGAAATCGAAGAAAAATATGGTACAAGGATCATTGACCGTTTCCGCGAATGTATGAACGACTTGATTCTGGACGGGAAAAGTTTAAGAAAATAATAAATTATGGAAGAATTGGTTTTCAAATCAGCAAAAGGTACACCAGTAACAAGCAGCTTGTTGGTGGCACAAAAATTCGGGAAAAACCACAAGGATGTGTTAAGGACAATCCGAAATCTCGAATGTTCAGATGATTTTCATCAGCGCAATTTTGCTCCCATGTTCTACACCAATGGAATAGGTAATGGTGCTACAAGGCAAGACCCATACACATTGATGACACGCGATGGTTTTACTTTTCTTGCAATGGGATTTACCGGGGCAAAAGCTGCAAAATTCAAAGAAGATTATATTGATGCTTTCAACCGCATGGAAGAAATGGTCAATGGAATTACCCAACGCCCGGTAATACCTCAAACACTTTCAGAAGCTTTGCGCCTTGCAGCCAACCAAGCCGAGCAAATTGAGCAACAGCAAAAGCAGATTGAAGCGGAACGCCCAAGGGTATTGTTTTCCCAAGCGGTTGAAACAGCGAAACAATCCGTCCTTATCGGTGAACTTGCCAAGATTATTTGCCAAAACGGAGTTGATACAGGTGAAAAACGTTTGTTTCAATGGATGAGGGATAATCACTTTTTATGTTCAAAAGGCGAAAGGTATAACCAACCCACGCAAGCGGCAATGGAAATGGGTCTTTTTGAAATGAAAAAAACCACTATCACAAAGCCTAATGGAGATATACTAATATCAAATACAACAAAAGTAACCGGGAAAGGACAGGTATATTTCGTAAACAAATTCTTGTACATGGATCAAAAAAACATTTAGGAATGAAAATATATATTAGCGGCCGTATAACTGGGCTTGATTATACCTATGTAGTGAAAAAATTCAATGATGCGAAAGATTTACTTGAATCTTTGGGTTTTGAAGTGATTAACCCCCTGAATAATGGATTGGGACAATCACACACATGGCGGCAACATATTGTCCGGGATGTTGAAATGTTGTTGCCTTGTGAAGCAATATACATGCTTGACAATTGGATGGATTCGGTTGGTGCAGGCATTGAGTATGATATTTCAATGAGAACCGGGAAGGATATTTTATTTGAAACAAACATTGTTCAAAACAAAAAGAACATGTCAAAAATAAAGGATGCCATACATGAGATTACCGGGATGCCTTTTAATGAATATATCACAAAAAGCCGTAAAAGCAATCAATGTTTCTCAAGGATGATGTTCGTCCACCATTGTAGGGATTGCAATATGAAACTTGAATTTATTGCAAAACAAATAAACCGTGATCATACATCAATAATTTATCTTTTGAAAAAATATGAAGATGAAATAAATTATAATCCAGTATTCAGGGATATGGCTATAAAGGTTGATAAAATACTTAACCGTGATGACAATTATGGAGCATAAGTTCAATTATAAATGGACATTGAAAGATGCCATATTCAGCAAGGACAAAGGCAGTGTCTTTTCTTGCTTTGCTTGTGGGGGGGGGTCTTCTATGGGTTACAAATTAGCTGGGTTTGATGTTATTGGATGCAATGAAATTGACCACCGTATGATGTACGCATATTGTCAGAACCACAACCCGAAATATCCATTTCTTGAACCGATACAAGAATTTAAGAATCGTGAAGATTTACCCACCGAACTTTACAATCTTGACATTTTAGATGGTTCACCCCCTTGTTCTACATTTTCAATGGCGGGCAGCCGTGAAGATGCTTGGGGTGTTGAAAAGCATTTCAGGGAGGGGCAACAAAAACAAATTCTTGATACCTTGTTCTTTGACTTTATCGACCTTGCCAAAAAGTTGCAACCGAAAGTTGTTGTCGGTGAGAATGTAAAAGGTATGTTGATTGGTGATGCAATCAAGTATGTTGCAAAAATACATGATGCGTTTGATGAAGCCGGGTATTATTGCCAACATTGGCTTTTAGATGGTCAAAACATGGGAGTTCCACAACGCCGTGAACGTGTTTTCTTTGTTTGTTTGCGCAAAGACCTTGCAGAACCGTTCTTATACCAAGCAAGCCTTTTCGAGCAACAACCGAGATTGACCCTTGAATTTAACGAACCAACCATTTATTTCAAAGAAGTTGCCGATTATTCAGGAAGTGAAGCCAATTCAAAAGTAGTTCGTACTTTATGGGAAAATAGGAAATACGGTGATACGAACCAAGGTGATGCCAATATGCGTTTGTATGGAAAAGGAAGCAATTTCAACCAGTCTTATGTGTATTTAGACAAGATATGTCCAACACTTGCCGGAAAAAAAACTTGTTTAATTCACTATGACAAACCTCAATATCTTGGAAAAAGTGAAGTATGTTCAATAACAAGCTTTCCACAAGATTACAATTTTGCAGGACAATCACCACATTATGTTTGTGGAATGAGTGTACCACCCATTATGATTGCACAGGTGGCAAGCCAAATATGGGAACAATGGCTTTCAAAAATTTAAAAACAAGTGTATTACTATAAAACAATTTACGTAATTTTTAAGTAATGGAAGTATTCAAAAATATAACATTGCACAACGATGATTGTATGAACATAATGGCTGGTTTACCTGCCAATGCGTTCGATTTGGCAATATGCGACCCTCCCTATGGTATAAATGCCCCAAACATGCAAATGGGAACAAATTTAAACCGTAAAGGCAAAGGTCAATATCCGGGAGAGAGCACAGCCACAAAATTGAAAAAGGGAAGACTTAACGGTGGAGGTGGAAAACTAAAAGATAGGGCATTAAATACAATGAGTTGTGATTGGGATTACGAAAAACCAACTGCAGATTATTTCAAAGAACTATTTAGAGTTTCAAAGAACCAAATTATTTGGGGTGGAAATTATTTTGATTTACCACCAACTCGATGTATTATATGCTGGGACAAGTTGCAACCTTGGGATAACTTTTCGCAATGGGAAATGGCTTGGACTTCGTTTGATAAGCCGGCAAAAATGTATAAAAAATCAAATACTGGAGGTTCTAACTCTGAAATAAAAATTCATCCTACCCAAAAGCCAGTTGCTCTTTATGGTTGGTTGCTTAACAACTTTGCTAATCCCGGAGACAAGATATTGGACACACACTTGGGTTCGGGTTCGATTTGCCTTGCCGCGCATGATTTGGGCTTTGAAATGCTTGGTATCGAACTTGATGAAAAGTATTACAACGCCGCTAAACAACGGCTTTTATACCACCAAGCACAATTGGGATTATTCTAACTAATAAAAATTCAAAAAGATGAAAAATAACACGCTTTTTTTACCATTAAAATCAGAATGGTATAATATGATTGAATCTGGTGTAAAGAAAGAAGAATATAGGGAAATTAAAGAATATTGGCTTGCCCGCCTTGCGGATAAGAATTATGATTATGTGCAATTTTCGTATGGTTATACCAAAAGGACAATAAAGTTCATGCTATTGTCAATTGAAATTGGAAAAGGCAGGCAAGAATGGGGGGCATTGCCAAACAAAGAATATTTTATACTGAAGTTAGGCGATAGAATCGAAGAAAGCAAAAACAACTAAAATGAAATATTTGGTTATTACACAAGACCCATGTACGGGTGAACGGTCGGCGTTTTACACCAATTGGTTTGACGTTGAAAACAATTACAACCCTGACTTCAATATGATTGTGATTGATAGAACACGCCACCTTATCACCTTTAATGGTGAAACGTGGCAAGATATTGAAGAAGATAGTTTATAAACAATTAAAAATAAAATTATTATGAGTTTGATCAACATTTCAATTTGTCTTTCCGATTTGCCGAAAGACAAAATTAAACAAGCCGGTAACGGCAAGAAATACATTAACCTTGTTTGTGCAAGCCGCAAGGAAGTAAGCCAATATGGTGAAACGCACACCGTTTACGTTTCCCAAACAAAAGAAGAAAGGGAAATGAAAAAAGAAACCGTATATGTAGGGGCGGGTAAAGAATTTGTACCACAAGCGGTAACGGTTGAAGGTATCGAAAATATGCCTCCGGCAGAAAACAATGATGATTTGCCCTTTTGATTATGAAAACGGGCGATAAGATTTATTTGGCAATAGGAAACCGAATATCCACTTGTGAAGTGGTCAGTTTCCGTTCCTATTGCACCGAACTTAAAAGCGGCGATATGCAGATAAGAACCGCAAGGTATCACCAAGGTTTGTTTTATGGATTTGGGTATGATGGTGGTACACGTTGCTTGTTCCTCACAAAGATATGGCATTATTATTTTGCCATATTATGTGAAAAAATCCGTGTAAGATTGCCACAAAAATTGGCGAAACGTTTAAAATTGGAAAAATGAGATACGATACTATTGTTGCCATTGACCCGGACGTTGAAAAATCGGGCGTGGCTGAATTAAGCCCCCAACACCTGTTGTTGGAAGTAACAAACTTGACATTCCCACAATTGCTTGATTATTTGCAATCACGAAAGAATCTATCTGAAACGGCGCATACTTCATTAGTGGTGATAGTAGAAGCCGGATGGTTAAATCAATCCAATTGGCATTTACGAAGCAAGGACAATGCACGTGTGGCAAGTGCCAAGGGTAATTCAGCCGGTCGAAACCATGAAACAGGGCGAAAGATTGTTGAAATGTGCAAGCACTACGGCATTGAAGTGGTTGAACAACGCCCGCTTCAAAAATGTTGGCACGGAAAGGATGGTAAAATTACGCATGAAGAATTGGCTTCATTCACCGGATTAATGGGCAGGACGAACCAAGATTCAAGAGATGCCGCCTTGTTAGCTTGGGTGTTTGCCAATTTGCCAATCCGTTTGAAATGTTGATACTTCTTTAAAATCTTTTTTGTAAACAGGTGTATTATTGCGATACACCTGTTTATTTTTGCAATGAAATTGCAAAATTCACATTATGAAACCAATAAATTTTCCGCAATCCACTAATGTATTGCAAAAACCGTCAGAAATGACGGACAAAGAATGTTTGCCGCTTCCGGTTTGGAACGATGGTAAACAATGTATATCGTGTTGGAAACCGTCCTTTATCGAAAGGGTAAAAATACTATTTACCGGAAAGGTGTGGCTTGGCGTAATGTCTGGTACAACCCAACCACCCGTATTTATTTCGGGTGAGAATGTTTTTGAAAAGGCTTCAATAAAGGGGCGATTTAAGGCTTTTTTGTCTAAACTAAAGGAAAGTATCACCAACATATTAAAAAATGCAAGGAATGGCTTGCAGCAACCTGATAAACGCAAGCATTTTGCCGTTGGCTTTGCCATATCTCTTGTTGTCGGCATATTCATACCTTGGTTAGGGATTCTTTCCGCTTGTATTGCCGGAGCAATAAAAGAATGGTGGGATTCAAAAGGCCATGGAACACCCGAATGGTTGGATTTTATATCCACGTGTTTAGGTGCTGTTTTGGCATATCCTTTTGCCTTGCTTGTGCATGTACTTATTTGGTAAAACAATGGCAACAATGACATTTGACGAAATAAAGGAAGAATGTGCCGAAATGCAAGCGGAATTGGAATGTTTGATCCCGGATGATGTGAATGGCGCGATTGAGCGCGGAAAGGAAATTGCCATGTACCATGCCCGGACAGGTTACATGCTTGCCATTGCCAAACAACTTGTCAGGTCAAAAAAATCAAGTGAGATTGGCGAAACAATTATGAGGATTGCAAAAGAAAACTATCTATCTGCAAAGGCACAAAATGCCTTGGTAGATTGTATTGCAAATGATGAAATGTTTTTGGTTGATTGGTTGGACAGGTTAAACAGCATGTGTGTGCACCAAATAGACCTTATCCGCTCCATAATAAGTAAGGAAAAGGCGGAAATGCAAATTAATTCATTCAATTATGGAAACTATCAAGGACAATGAAAATAAGGATGAAGTAAAATTGACAGCGAAAGAAGAACGCTTTTGCTATCAATATGTTTTGCATTTGAACGCAACAAAGGCTTGTATATTAGCAGGTTATTCCGATAAATCGGCTTGCGTTACAGGAAGCCGATTGCTAAGGAAAGCTAAGGTTCAAGAACGCGTTAAGCATCTCAAAGACAACCTTGCGGAAACGGCTGAAATTTCCGCTCTGCGCGTGTTGAAAGAGCATGAAAAGATTGCCTTTTCTTCCATTGCACACCTTCATAATACTTGGCTTGAAAGAGCTGATTTTGAGAATCTTTCAGAAGATCAAAAAGCTTGTATAAAAAATATTTCAACTAAGATTGTTAAAAGGGATATTGGAACAAGGGAAGAACCAGATATTGTTGATGTTGAATATGTAAAGGTTGAATTGTATGATAAACAAAAAAGCCTTGATTCAATCAATTCAATGCTTGGTTTTGATGCACCTGTTAAGACAGAATTGACAGGGAAAGATGGCAAAGACCTGTTTTCAAACATGAGTGATGATGAATTAGATCAGCGTATAGCTGAAATTGAAAGGAAACTTGGTAAATGACACGTAAGGAAAGGGTTGAGTATATGAAAGCACTTCAGGAACGTTTGATCCGTGAAAGCCGGTCGGACTTGTTGCGCTTCACCCTTTCCACTATGCCTACATTCAAACCTGTTGACTTTCATAAAAGATATTATTCAAAGCTGACCGAATTTTCACAGGGGAAAATTAAAAAGCTAATGGTATTCATGCCACCCCAACATGGTAAGTCTGAAGGATCAACCCGCCGTTTGCCTGCTTTTATTTTGGGTAAAAAACCTGATACAAAAGTTGCAATTGTGTCATACAATGCACCCAAGGCACGTAAGTTCAACCGTGAGATACAACGTGTTATTGACACACCGGAATATCACGATATATTCCCGGAAACATGTTTGAATGCATCAAATGTAACAACAATAGCTGGCTCTTGGTTACGCAATGCAGACGAATGCGAAATTGTAGGTTATAGAGGTGGATTCAAGACCGTGGGTGTCGGCGGTGCATTGACAGGTGAACCGGTCGATGTATTGATAATGGATGATATTTACAAGGATGCTAAAACTGCATGGTCTCCAACGGTGCGTGAATCTGTTTCAGACTGGTATGATACAGTTGCGGAAACACGTTTACACAATGATAGCCAACAACTAATCGTGTTCACACGATGGCATGAAGATGACTTGGCAGGTACGTTGTTGCGCCAGCAAGGCGTTTATGACCCAATCACTAATCCAAACGGTTGGGTTGTGGTTACATACCGGGCTATAAAAGAGGGCGCACCAACTGAATATGACCAAAGAAACGAGGGTGAAGCCCTTTGGAAAGAAAGGCACTCACTTGAAAAACTGCAATCAATACGCACCCGTAACCCGCATGTGTTCGATTCCTTGTATCAACAAGAACCAAAACCAGCCGAGGGTCTTATGTATGATTCAGGATTCACGGAATACGCCATCAAACCAGCAACTCAATATTGCGTTCGTAAAGCATACGTTGATACAGCCGACACCGGAGCGGACTACTTGTGCGCAATCATATACGATGAAACAGAATTGGGCAATTACCTTGTCGATGTCATGTACACCCAACGCCCAATGGAATACACCGAACCTGCACTTGCAAGGCTATTGACAAGGCACACAGTTCAAGAATGTATCATTGAAAGCAACAACGGTGGTCGTGGCTTTGCACGTGCTGTTGAAAAGCAATGCCGCCTTATGGAGAACTCAAAAACCAAGTTCCGTTGGTTTCATCAAGGCGACAACAAGGACATTCGTATTTATTCCAATTCGGCAGCAGTTCAGAACCTTACATTCATGCCTGAAGGTTGGACGAGGTTATTCCCGGAATTTGCAACGGCAATCAATGGTTATTTGAAGATAGGCAAGAACCCACACGATGATGCACCCGATGCGCTTACGGGTACAGTCGAGAAAAGAAAGAAACGGGCTAAACAAGACGTTGCCGGTCTTTTTGGCTACTAATGTGTATCATTATAATACAATAAGTTATGACAATTGAAGAAATTTTCAATCAAGCAACGTCCAATGATGTTATTTCAGAACTTAAATCAAGGCGTTATATTCCACAACCTGATGTGAAAAGTGCCAATAAAGCACTTGACCCCAATTTGCACAAAATCAATGACCCGATATTGAGGCCTGACAAGCGGGTGAAAGTTGATGCGGATAATGATGCCGATTCAGCTCAAAAGGTAATTGATGCGGGTGGTGAATCAACCAACTATCGGATTGAAAAGGTTGCACGTGTGAAATTGGCGCTTCAAAAGCTGATTATCAAACGCGCCGTATCGTTTTGCTTTGGAAATCCTGTGGCTTATAATGCAAGCCCTGACAATGCCAACCAAGAAATGATTGTAAAAGCTTTAAACCGCATCTTGTATGATGTGAAAAGCAATTCATTGAACCGCAAAGTTGCCCGTTCGATATTCGGTTATAAAGAGTGTGCCGAACTTTGGTATCCAACCGAAAAGCCCAATTCAAACTATGGCTTCAAATCAAAGTTCAAATTGCGTTGCGCCATATTCTCACCGGCTTTGGGTGATACCCTTTACCCTTATTGGGATGAAACGGGCGATATGGTCGCCTTTTCCCGTTCATTCAGTCGAAAGGATGATGGCGAAAACGCCGTGAACTACTTTGAAACCTACACAGACACCGAACATTGGTTGTGGGTAAATGGTGCAAATGGCTATGATGTTGCGCCCGGTTATCCAAAACCCGTTCCCATTGGCAAGATTCCCGTTATCTATGGACACCAACCCCAATTTGAAACCGAGGATGTGGATTCGTTAATTGACCGTTTGGAAACACTTCTTTCCAACTTTGCCGACACCAACGATTACCACGCAGCCCCAAAAATCTTTATCAAGGGTGAATTGAAAGGCTTTTCAAAGAAAGGTGAAAGCGGTGCAATCATTGAGGGTGAAGATGGTTCAGATGCCAAATACCTTGCTTGGCAGAATGCCCCGGAATCGGTCAAATTGGAAATTGAAACGCTTTTGAAGATGATTTATACCATCACTCAAACACCTGACATTTCGTTTGATTCAGTCAAGGGGCTTGGCGCAATATCAGGCATCGCCTTAAAGCTTTTATTCATGGATGCACACTTGAAAGTACAAGACAAGAAAGAAATATTCGATGAATACTTGCAACGCCGTGTGAATGTGATTAAAGCCTACATTGGCAAGTTTAACACAGCCCTTGAACAAGAATGCGAAATGATAGAGATTGAACCCGAAATCACGCCGTACATGCTTACCAATGAGATTGACGAAATCAACATGTGGTTGGCGGCTAATGGCAATAAACCTTTAGTTTCACAGAAAGCAAGTGTCAAGGGGGCGAACTTAACCCAAGACACGGACAAGGACTTTGAGCAAATACAAAGTGAAAGCGCCGCAAGTAGTTATGTTGATACATTTGAACCAACAATTTGATGTCAAAGAAAGCGATTATCAAAACCCAATATCATTGCCGGAATTGCAAGCACTCTTATGATTGGCATGAAAAAGCATACAACACAGAACAACCATTTATGTGTAGGTGTAAATACCACCATGATGGCATGTTTATCAAGTTTCTGAATGACAATCAATGTGATAATTTTAAATTGAAAGTATAATCATGGGAATAGAAGCTAACTTCGATTTGCAAGCGGTAAGGAAATATGTTGAATCAAAAAAGGATGCGTTTGTTGAAGCCGCTTTGGAAGCTTACAAACTAACCTGCATTGCAATGGTAAAGCGTGCAAAAGAAACAGATACTTACAAAGACCAAACGCACAAGTTGCGTTCATCCATCGGGTGTGTCCTGTACCATGATGGTGTGGAAGTATTCAATTATTTTGAATCTACCGGTGGAGAAATGGGGGGTGAGGGTGTACAAGAAGGACTTGCGCATGCCCGCCTTGTGGCTGAACAACAAGTTGATAAAACGATTGTAGCCGTGGTTGTTGCCGGGGCTGATTACGCCTTATATGTTGAATCAAATGGGTTTGATGTCTTGACTGGTAGCACGTATGGTTTTTCATCCGATCTAAAACGTGAATTTAAAGATATAATGGATGCGTTTTCGGACAATGTGCGTGAACATTTTAATATAAAATGACAGACAATAGCAAAAAACAAATACAAGAAACAGAACTGCTTTTAAATCAGATACGAAAAATGGTTGAAAGCAGCTATTCACATGTGTTAGATGATGCTAATGTAAAGAAAGCAATATCCGATAAAAATGAAAATTTCTTTTTTTCAAGCAATTATTCTGCAAATAAATCGACAAGTAAGTTACTTGATCAGATGGCAAAACAATTGAATTCATTACTTCTCAATGGAATAAATAAGTCATGGCAACAAGTACAAGAAAATTTTTGGAATGAATTAGAAAGTACACAGGTAGCCAATGCTGGAGATAAGAAAGCATTTGATAAAATACGTGAACAAGCCACGCAATCGGCTCGATACAATACTGCAAAAACTTTTTACAATGAAAAAAGGGGTGGGTTAAGTCTGTCGGAACGGGTTTGGAACTTATCAGGGAATGCAAAGAAAGAAATAGAAATAATTATCCAGAACGGCATTAAGGAAGGTAAAAGTGCCGATGAAGTACAAAAAAGCTTGAAAGCATACCTTAATGAGCCTGATAAATTATTCAGACGTGTTAAAGTTGATATTATAGACCCTGTTTCCGGTGAAAAAATAGGGGAAAAACTTGAATGGAGTAAAGCCGCGCAAAAGTACAAGCCGGGACAAGGTGTTTACCGTTCAGCATACAAGAATGCCATGCGGCTTGCCCGCACCGAATTGAAAGCCGCCAATTGTGAAGCGGTGTGGGTATCGGCACAAAACAACCCATTGATAACAGGTTGGCAAATTGTGCTGAGCAATAACCATACGACATTGATGAATGGAGAACCAGTCCAATTAAAAGATATTTGCGACACACTTCAAGGGACATACCCGAAATGGTTCAAATTCAAGGGTTGGCATCCGCAATGCAGGTGTGAAATGTTGCCTATTACCATTGAACATGAAGATAGGAAATCACTTTACAAAAGCATTTTTGACGGCAAACGAGACCAGTGGCATCCAAAGCAGATAACCGAAATGCCGGAACAGTTTACCAAATGGATAGAAGATAATAAGGGGCGCATAACCAGCGGTTCAAATATCCCTTATTTCATCCGTGATAACTTTGTTAATGGTAATTTGGCGGATGGATTGAAATACATTGCACCTGAAAAGCCAATCAATCCCGTCAAGACCGAACAACAAAAAGCAGATATACAAGCCCGTTGGAACACACGTGTTACAAGCCGCAAGTATAATGACCAATTGCAGGAAATTAAAGCGAAATATGGAAAAGAAAGCGATGCCATTGCCAACATGGTAGGCAAAATAAACAATGAAATTCAAAGCGGGACAACTGTGTCAAAGGTTGATTCCATGATGAATGAATTGAACCGAAAAATACAAGTAAAAGCCGCTTGGGATGAACGTGAAAAAATGACAACTGTTAGTTCAAAATTAGATGACGTTATTTTAATGATGGAGAAAGCAAATGTTGAGTACAATGATGTAAATAAATTGTCAAAAGAATTAACAGAAAATGAAATGATTGAACGTGTAGGAGGTGGAGATATGACAAAAGGTTCTTGTTCTTCATTAGCATTTACGTATGCGGGCAATAAATGTGGTTTTGATGTATTAGATTTCCGTGATGGTGTAAGTCGTCATAAATTCAGTTCATCAAATACAATTATTGATATTGCTGAAAAGGTTGGTGGTGTAGTTGCAGAGAACACTAATGACTTTACAAAGGCGAACTATTTGCTAAAACAGACCGAAAAAGGAAAGGAATATTATTTCACGTGTGGATCGCACGCAGCTATTGTTAGAAAAACTGAAACCGGATATGAATATCTGGAACTGCAATCATCAACAAAGAATGGTTTCAAACCGTTAACTACAATGGATTTACAATATAGATTCGGTGCAAAAAGATCACATACATTATTCAAGAAAAAATATGAAACAAAAGATTGTATTATTGACGTTGAATTACTAAAGAAAGATACTTCGTTCCGTAAGTTATTGGGATATATAAATACAGATGAAGACAAACAGAAGAAAGGCAAAAAAGGGTCAATAAAATGACCCTCTTCTATCTGCAAAGAAATCACGCCAATATTGGTTTTCACTGTCAAATATAGATCTTTCTTGCTCTGTTAGGTTATGCGGATAGTCGGCGAATAAATTATATATTTTCTTTTTGTCGAAAGTGAACAAGAATTCACCTTTACTATCTACTTTGTCAACCCAAAAAATAACATCAGAATCTTTTTTCTTGTAGAAATCAAATTGTTCTATTGTCATAGCTTTGAATTTTTAATTTGTATGAAAAATACGTTATTTATTTGATTATCAGCATTTCCCTCGGTTTCCTTTCTTTCTGTGTATTTCACCCCGGTATATTGTGCAAACCTTGTTCCGGTAAGGTCGTTCAGGTGTAATGCCATACGACCATAAGCTTGACTTTGATATGCGTAATTGTACAGGTGTGAACATGTCGTATATGGCTGAAATACCTCCAAATGGATATATTGTTTCATCGTCAGCCATTTTTACCAAGAAAACGGTGTTCCCGTTTACTACCTTTTTACGAGTGTTCTTTAGTTGTTTCCTGATTATTGCCATCTATATTGAAATCAAATAGTTTTTTATCATCGGCAAATGCCGCCCTTTTTACTTCACGGTAAAATGCCTTGTTCATTTTGCGCAAACGTCCCAAATGTCCGTGTGGTTGCCAATGAAAGTCCGGCATCACTTCATTATTTGCGGCATAAATACCGCCCTGTTTCGGCTCAAAACGTGCAAAGGCAACCAAATGTCCATCTTTAATGAAAACAACGTCTTGTTTGCCGTCTTTGGGCTTATTTGGGTATCTCAACGCCTTGCACCCATTGTAATACTCAACAATCTTTCGTTGTTGTTCCAATGCAGCTTTGACATTTGCCATTTGGTCGCTGCGTTGTGTCCAAAGTCCGGTTGCAACCTTATGGCGCAATTCAGCAACATTAATCGGATCTTCCCCGGTGGCTACTTCATATTTCAAGATACCATTGTTAAACATGCGCAAAGCACGCTCAAAATTTTCTTTGTCCACCACCTTTCCATTAAGTTCTTTCACAAACTCAATTGATAACCCGTATTGGGTTGCCAGATCACCTAAATTTAATTCATTTATCATACAAAAATAGTAATTTTATTTAATATAACAATTATTTTATATCAATAGTTTCGACCATGTAACATTTCATCATATTGTCATGTTCAACACCCATATTCCACCATTTACCAATGTAATAATTGTGTGCATCGTTTTCAGAAAGGTTTATTGGTGTCGTGAAGTTATCTTTTTCTCCATTTTTACCTTTCAAGTACACTTTTACAATTGTTGTTGTCATAATATTTTTTGTACTAACCATATATCCATGTTATGGTTCACTGTAAGAAGAAACGAGCGAAGCGGGGCAAATCACGCTTAAATCAATATAGAAGTCGCCCGAAATACAGAAAGTATAAACTATTCTCCCGTGCGGCTTGTCAAAATGTGGTTTAAAGTGGCTGTCGCTCCAAACTGTTCGTCCTATTCTTTCAGAAATAGCTTTTACAAGTTCTTCTGTCGGTTTAGCTTCCTCAGTCCAAGGCATTGCCATTATATCCATATCAGAAGCCATTGAGCCATGTAACGCTAAAGCCCAACCAAGTTCTAAAGCTGCTTTTCTAAAATCTGACCAAAGAACTGCGTAAAATACAGCTCTGCCATTTGTTGTTACCTGTTCAGTTGTTTTCATATCAGAAATTTACACAACGTGGATTTTTAATAAGTTCCATTATTTCGGATTCTTCTTTGTTCCATTCACGTAGCTTTTCGCCCTTGTCGGTTGTTTCGGCTTTCATAATTTTGTAAATTATTTCATTTACGTCATTATGAATTTTTGAAATTTGACTCCAAAGAAGTGATTTTACTTCTTCTCTCGAAAACGTTTCTTGATTGTTATACACCTGTGTATCACATTCTTTTTTAAAATCGTTGATTTGATGTTCCATTTTATTGTTTATTTTGAATTTTAATGATTAAGAAAAACCAGCCGATAACAATTGGTATGCCCACCTGCCCGCCGTGTGCGTTTTCGGTGTCTATTCTCCCGCATTGCATTTGCAGCTTGTCGACAAGTCGACAGCCCGCAAATGGGCAGGATTTGCATACCAGTTGTCCGTTATGGCTAATGCTAAAAAGATTCAGCCCCGACAGCTTTTATCATTGCCGCTTTTGCTTGTAATATAATATCCATTGTATATCCTGTATGAATGGTGCTATGTCCGTCATTTGGTATGTCTACATCTTCCAATCCAATCATCATTGTTTTCAACGCTTCAAATAATTCAGGTGCAGCAGCCATGAGTTTTGCGTTTGCAATAGTATCTTTTTCTAAAGTTGTTAAGTGTGGGAAAATAGACACAACGTGTTTATCACACGAAACTGTTCTTAATCCGCTTTCTCGAACTTCGTAAATCCATTCGCCTTTTGTAAATTTTGGTTCTAACATAGTTTTAATTTTATTTAGTTTATAATTCGATTTGAAAATAAAGAGAAGCACTAAGCCATAACACAGGGCTAAAACCCAGCCGTGATACGTTTGTGCGCTTTGAAAGTTTACATTAACGGCGGGTTTAGCCTTGCCGTTATCGGCAAGTTTAAGAAATACCGATAAGTTTGCGCATTGCATATTGGCAATCCGAATAACCTTGATTCTTTGCTCTGTGAGCTGTATATGAAATTATACCAGCAAGAGTTGAAAAATCAAACTGACAATTTTCATTAGAGCCGTAAAACTCATTACCGTCTTCGTCATATAATACGAAGTGAGGTTCTTCTGTTGTTGGCGACACATTCACTAATTCAAATCCAAAAAGCGTTTGAACAAAATCATTTTGTTCTTCAATTGATAATTTAGTTGTTAAGTTCATTGTATTGTATTTTAAAATTTATAACACGAAAAGAAATAAATAACACCCATAACACATAAATAAGCGGCATTAAAATAAAAAACTCAACTGTGTAGAAATAATATGTTTTTTCTTGCCGTAATAAAAACCTATCATACTTTCAAATTGTGTTTCCCCTGTATTTATGTCTATCCCGTCAAATCTCGCGGATTCGATATTTAAAATATTAGTTATTAATGCGTACATGCTTTCACTGTCTTTGTGAAATTTGATAAATCGTTTTACCATGTCCATTTTTTTAGTTGGTATCAAATCACTCCAATTGTAGGTGAATGTCTTTTTGTCAATTTTATTTATATCAGGTACCTCATACCACCAATAATCATAATTATCGGGAGTTAGTTTTCTATAATTCAAAAAACCCAACTGGACTAATTCTACGCCTAATTCTTTGGGGATCAAATCAAAATAGCCGTCTAAATATTGCTGTAAATGTTTGATTGTAAATTTCATACTAAATATTTAAAAGCTATTCTTCTTACTTTTCCTTCCCTTTTTGGAGTGAGAAACCATATTTTTCCAGCCATTTATTTCAGCAACACGTTGGTTGAATTTGCGCCACAGGTCTTCGTCTTTAAATTCTACATGCATAGTTCCTTTTTTAAATCCTTTCACACGAAAGAAAGTCCACTCAGCCCATTCACCATACGGGATTTTATTCTTATTGAAAAATCCTTTCAAGGAAGCATCCCATCCCGGATCAAATTGTTGCCCTGTCATATAGCATAGGGCTTTTACTATATCATCCAACTTATTGCCTGTTTCATAACGTATGCTCACTGTATCACTTTTCCAACGACTATAATAATCGCAGACATAAGGCAAAATGAATTTTTTATTGATTGTGAAGTCTGTATTCGTTCTCCAACCTTCGCCGGCTGTTGAATTCTCATAGCTGAAAGAACATATCTTTTCAAAAGCTTCAACAAGTACCCTATCCATCCTGTTCCCATGCGTGCATGCGATCATTTGAATCATTAGGTACACATTTTTCACAGTGAACGGAACATGAACCTGTTGTTCTACAAACTTGTTTATTTTTTCCATTACTCCAGTAGTAACGTACTTTCCCATGTCCATCATGCTAAAAAGCCGTTTCCATGCTGCTTTTTGTAGTTCCTTTTTAAATACTTGCCTTGTAATAGTTTGGTATTCATTATTACGTTCGATGTGTGCACCGAAACTTATGTTAAACCGTTCAACAACGCCTGAAATGGAGGTATTAATTCGCTTGTTCGCGGCATCAACTTCATCGAATAAACTAACGGCTTCCACATATCTTGAAACTATGTCTTGAACAAAATCATAACGGCATATACCTGAATCATTTATTTCAGTTTGTTCATAGTCATATAAGTCAAAATATCCATCAAATTCATTTTCATCATTCCCCGGTTTATAAAGCCACACACATCCAATTTCAACATTAGTAGGTCGTTCAGCGGAATTGAAAACACTTCCAAAGTTTTCGGAATTTCCATACATTTTAGCCAGTTCGCCAATTTGAGTTCGCAAACGTGAGTATCTGTTTTCAATCATTTCAGAGTTGCAAAGGCTTATTATCCTGCATCCTGAAGGTGCAATATCCCAAGCGTGCAATATATGTTTTTCTTGTTGTGAAAATGGTGGGTTCATAATGATCATATCAACGTGTGAAACCCTATCTGAAGTAAGATCAAGAAAATCGTTTTCGATAATATGACATTTATTATCAAGTATTTTCCTTAACCTATCAGATATTTCGCAAGCTAAAACTTCTTTTGCTCCTGCTTGTTGGCAGTAATCTACAATCGCGCCAAATCCTGCCGATGGTTCAAGTATTACTTGACCACTTACATTTACTGATTCGAGCATTCTCGAAATGACATCATTGGGTGTTGGGTAAAGATCTGCATCTGAAAAGTTATTGTATGAGCTCATTTTATTTCGTATTTAATTATATGAAAATCATCATAAAAAATTAGGTTTTAGTTTTAATACTCTTAACACCTCTTTTAATTCTGAATCGGTGTATTGTTCTGCAATCTGTTTTGACACACAATTGTGATTCATTGCAAATTCAACCGCCCTTTGGCGTGAAACTTTCGGGACTGTTCTTTTGATTTTCATTGTTGCGATTTTATATGTTATTTATCGTGTCCCAATAATCACGCAAATCTGTGAATATTTCCGAAATATCGTCCATTGTGGCATGTTTAATTTCATTTTTCAATTCTATCAAGGATAACTTCATAAGGATTTTTGCGTTTTCCGAATCCCCCTTTTCTGCTTTTTTAGTGTCTGCAACGTAATTTTCAATTGCTTCTAATAAATCTCTATTTCTCATTACCATACTGTATTATAGTGATACATTTTTCAGTAAAAAATCAATTTCATCGCTTGTAACAGCAAGTCCCAAGATCCGTTTTCGGGCAATTACGTTTTTTCGTCCTAACTTTTCAATGGCGCGTTCATACAATCTTTCATTTCCGGTTTCTTCGTGGATACACAACAATGTATCACACAAATCCAAAATTTCAAGCACATGTTTTTCTACCATTTCATCATTCCGTTTTTGGAAGTATTCAATGGTGTTAGTAGATTTAATACCCATTTCAATTGGAAAATCATTGTTGATATTTTTAATCATTACTTCAAGGTCGCCTTTGAAGTATTCGGCAAAATAGCCATCCATCTTAACTAATGCTTTCAAAGCATTGATTTCCTTTTCTTTCGTTGTCATGATGTTGCTTTTTAATTATTAGTAATAATTATGTATTATAGTAATACACTACAAAGATAGTTGTTTTATTAAATAAAACAATCATTTCAGCAAAAAAAATCATATTTTTTTTCAACATAATAAAATGTGAATAACTAAAGCATAATTATATCCCTCATTTTAAAGTGTATCACTATAATACAACTATTTTTGTGTTTTGATTTGTAAACTTAAAATTCACTGAAAAATGAAGGAAAAAATTCTCGCATTACTGATGGCGGCGTTCACAGGCGTGCGAAAGGATGGATTAAACCAACTGGCACGCACCATTGCGTTACAGGCGGCAACAGAAGATGAAGCGAAAACCCTTGTTGATAAGTTGACCAAAGCGCAGGTTGATGAATTCGTCAAAGAGTATCGCGCAGAAGTTGACAAAGAGGTTTCGGACGGCAATAAAACCTATGAAAGCAACCTGAAAAAGAAATTTGACTTGGTGGAAAAAAAGAATCCTGAACCTGGGTCGGATGATAAAATGCCCAAGGGTGGGGATGATATTGCGGCACTTGTAAAAGCTGCCATTGCAGAATCTATTTCACCGCTTCAAGCCAAATTAGAGGGTTATGAAAAAGGCGAAATTGCCAAAACAAGGCTTCAATCACTATCGGAAAAGCTTTCAACGTGCAAAGATGACAATTTCAAGGCACAAGCCCTGAAAGATTTTGGACGTATGAATTTCAATTCCGATGAAGAATTCAATGAATACTTGGCAGAAAAGGAAACCGCGATTGCAACAGCAAATCAAAACGTGGCTGATGCCGCACTTGGCGGACAAGGAAAACCGTTTTTTGCCCAAAAGGCTGATGATGGGGTTTCAAAAGGTGTCGCCGATTATGTTGCAAGCCAAAAACCGGATAGTAAAACAGAACTATCAGGAAGAGAAGTTTAATTTAATTAATCCAATTTAAAATGGCACTTACAATTAAAAGACAAACGGACAACCGTGTGGTGAAGTGTGTGCTTCATCGTGTTGCCGACATACCCGGTGGTGTAACCGTATCGGTTGCATCTTTAGGTGGCGATGCTTTGTTTGAGGGCACTCCGATTGGTGTTGGGTCGAATGGATTGTATCAGGTATGTAAAACCGCACAAATCATCACCGATGCAACTAATGCGGCAACAACTTATGAGGTAGCAAAAGGACATCACTTTAAAGTAGGTGATTACTTTGCCGCTTCAACTGCTAACGGTCAGCTTATTACATCAATCGACAAAAGCAATGCTTCAAAGGATGTCATTACCTTAGGGACAACCCTTGGTGTTGCGATAACTGCCAATACGGCAGCCTATCAAACCGCCGGTTCTAACAAGACATTTTCAGTAACTCCATCGGCTATTGCCGGATCGAACGAAAACGTAGTAGCTAATAGCAACTTGTTTGTATCGGCTTGGGTTATTGGCGTTGTGAAAGAATCGAATGCGCCGAAAGTAACCGATGCAATTAAAACAGCACTGAAAGGTGTAATTTATGTTTAACCCTTAAAAACAAACAGATATGCAGAAATCATTAATGATAGGGTTGAATGAAAAGGATATGCAGGCAGTGATTCACACTTACGACCTGAAAGACTACTATTATCCAACCCTTTTCCCTCTCAAGGAAACAAGTTTCCTAACTTGGAAAATGCTTGAAGCGCAATCAGGTTTGAAGATTGCCGCCGACTTGGTTTCAAGAGGTGCTACAATACCGAAAAAAACCCGTGAGGCTATCAGCCGGATACAGGGAGACATCCCAAAAATCACTATTTCACGTGATAAAAATGAGGATGAGTTGACCGAGTATGACATTATGGTCGCTATGGCATCCAACAATCCTGATTTGAAAGCATTGGTTGAATTTTGGGCGGAAGATACCAAATATTGTTGGGATGGCGTGGCAGCCCGTGCCGAGTGGATTGCATTGAAACAAATATCCCTCGGGAAGGTAACGTTTACAAATTCAAACAATGCCGCTATTGTAACGGAATATGATGTTGACTACCAAATTCCAACAACACAAAAATTGGGGGTAAACACTTCATACGCTTCCGGAACATCCGGAAAGCCTTTTACCGTTGACTTTAAAGCCGCTTTGAAAGCCGGGAAAGCTATCGGGGCTAACTACAAGTTTGTGTTCATGAATGTAGATACGTTTGCCAAATTCTCCAACCAAGAAGAGGTGTATAAACGTTGCGCTTCGTTCATCCAGAACATTGCGAACACACAGGATTCTCCAAGCCTTGATAACGTTAACAAGTACCTTTCATCGCAATCCCAGATTTTCAAAGGGTTGCAAATTGTCGTTATCGACCAAGACATCACCATTGAGCTTGCCGATGGGACAAGAACAACTTCAAATCCGTTTGAAGACGATGTCATGTTGTTCAGCGAAAGCAAGGTATTGGGGACTACTTATTGGAAGAAACCTATCGACTTGAATTTGCAGTCAAGTACTTCAATCAAGGCAATGCAAGGACACACACTTATCAAAAAGTACTCGGAAGAAAGTCCTGTAAAAGAGGTTACTGAAGGAATCGCTAATCTTTTCCCGGCTTGGAACTTGGCAGGTCGTTCGTTGTTGATGCAAACCAACGCAACATCTTGGAATAAGAACTAAAACAATGGCGGGTGCTTAACCACACCCGCCGTTACTTATAAAGCGTTTATGGCAATGACAAACAAGCAATACTTAACCAAATCACTGAATGGGTTGAATGTTTCGGATGATGATATAGATATTATCATTTTGAAAAGTTCGCTTGATGGCGATGCTACTGTTGATGTATTCTCTTGCGACAAAGCCATATATAACCGGATGTCAATTGTGCTTAAGGGGGCAACACAAAACGTTCAAGAGGGCGGATATTCTATTACATGGAATATGGAAGCCGTCAAACTCTACTACAACGCATTATGCAATGAATTAGGCTTTGAGAACGTGTTGGTTGGTCGCCCTAAAATCCGTAACCGTTCAAACGTATGGTAAAGCAATATCCACATTACTTGTTCGCCGTGCAAAACGGTGGTGAAGCTCATCAGGATGAGGATGGAAATTGGGTTCAACCCGATAATGCCGCGCCGGTGTTGATTGCAAGTTGCCGTGAAGAAACCAATGGGAAAGGCACGCAAATACAAGTTGCCGGAGGTACGTTCCACGTTTTTGTATCATTAATTCAATTACCAAAAGATACACTATTAGTTGGAGTTGGCACAAGCGTTTTTGTTGCCGACAATGCGGACGGCACAAGTGTACGTGTAACCGGTGGCGTGTTGAAGTATGATGTGGGGCAATTGCATAACAGGTTGTGGATATGAAGCAAACATTTGATACGGATTCGATTTTGTACGGGCTATTGTTCAATTCACCCGTGAAGAATGCTATTAGTGGTGGTATTTATGTGGGTGATGACCGTCCATCGGATTCAACAAATGAAGACATTGTTGTGAACAGTATTAGCCTTACACAAGACTTTTTGCCACAAATAGGCACTTCAAACGTGAACATTTTTGTTTCGGATAAGGATGTGAAGATAGGTGGCAAACAACAAGTGAAAGCAAATCGCGTGCGATTGAAAGCATTATCTGACAAGGTAATGGAAGCCTTGAGAGGTGCGAACATTACAGGGTTGAAATTGATACTTGAAAGCCAAGCAACATTGGAAGAACCAAGTGTAAAACAACACTATGTAAACATTAGAATTTCGTGGAATATTCAAACTGATTAAAAACATAAATTATGGGACTTATAACATTAGGCTTGAGCCAAATACAGGTAGGTGATGCCGCACCGAATGGCACTATGCCAACCACTCTTGCTAAAATTGGCAAGACTTACAAAGATTCGGCAAAAATATCACAGGATGCTGCTGATGTTACAGAACATTTCGAAGAGGGCATGTCGGCTCCGGAGGTTCGTAAAAAACAACGGAAAATTCCAAAGCTGACATTTTCCATCATGGATGCCGATCCCACCGTATTGACAAACTATGTAGGTGGTGCATTGGTGGGTACTGGTGCAACAGCTAAATGGACGTTCGACGGCAATGAGGTTGTGGCAAACAAAGCCATTTTAGTGGTTACGGAACAAGGGTTAAATTTTGAAATTCCCAATGCCGACATTGAAGCGGTAATCAATGCCGATATGTCCGCCAAAGGTATTTTCCTTGTTGACTTTACCGTTACACCACTTTCGGTTACAAGTGGTAAAGCTATCCGCGGCGTTCCAAAATCTTGATAAAAAACGGATAAAATTACAAATGCCGAAAGCCCCAAGAACCAAGTGTTTTCGGGGCTTTCTTATTATTACATAATATGGAAAAAACGTTGCTTGAACAAGAAAAGACAGAATTAAACGCACTTATAAACAAGGGAATATCATTCGAGGTTGCAGATGCCAAAATTGAAGTTAAACGCCGGTTCTTTGGCTTGATAAAAAAACGTGTGGTTGTTGAAGTAAAGCGGAAATTCAAAATTGAAGAACCGACACTTGGAACACTTGATCGCCTTTCGGCTGAATGGATTGAATTTGCCATTGATGAAGCCGCTTTGCAATCCGATGATGGCATGCAGAAAGCCCGGACACTTGCACACAGCCATTCAATGCGTTGTGCAAAGGTTGTTGCACTTGCAGTGCTTGGGTCTGATTATTTGATACCCACACCGGGAAAAGGTGGCGTTGTCCGCTACGTTGAAGATACCAAGCAATTGGAGTATTTGACTTCTTTGTTTGCCCGTCAAATCAAGCCATCAAAGTTATACCAATTATTTATTCTAATAAATGCAATCTGCAACTTTGGGGATTTTTTGAACTCTATTCGATTAATGTCAGCAAACAGAAGCACAATGCCGATTCGGGTAGAGGAAAACAACGAGGGTTAAATAGTCCGCATGGCCGTCGAGGCGCTATTTGCGCACATTTCGGCTGGACGTATGATTACCTTGTAAATGGCATTGCATGGACATTGGTACAAAGGATGATGATCGATGCCCCAAGTTATGATTATGATGGAAATGATGAAGAAATAGAGTTGAATGAAGATAACAGCGAAAGCATCATGAATTATGTTAATAGTTTAATGTAGGTTTTAAAATTTAATTATATGGCGGAAATTGATGGAGGGGCTTTATCCTTCAAATCGGTGATGGATAATGACCAAATGAATGGGGTTATCGAAGAAACGTTGCGCAGGATAAAGGGCTTGTCGGACGGGGTGGTTGCGGGTGGTAAAGAAATGGATGCAGCCTTTAATATTACTGCCGGGAATATAGAATCGGCATTTAACCAGTTGGATGCCGCCGGCAGTGAACACAGGAAGCAAATTTCATCGCTGGAGGCAGAATACAAGAAACTTGGTAATGCTGCCGGGGGGGCATACTCAAAAGATGTAGGAGGCAGTGGATACCGGACTGACAGGCAATTAGCTATTGAAGGTGAAATAAAGGCAAGGAAACAACTTTTGGTTGAAATTGACGACCTTGGAAATAAGTTGTCTGAAGAACAACTTAAATTTGAACAAAACAAAAAAAAGATTGAAGATAACGCCACCTCTACTGTTAGTTTGAGAACTCAAATAATGAACCTCAAAAAAGAAATGGCTTCACTTGTAGATTTAGATACTGGGAAAGTATATGCAGGGCGTGAAGCGCAATATGAGGCATTGAAAACTAAACTTGGAAATTTAGTTGACTTGCAAGGTGATATTAACCAACAGGGAAAAGCCTTGGCAAATGATGAGCGTAATTTTCAAGGTGTCATAGTTGGTCTATCAGGCTTGGCAGGTGGATTTTCAGCCGTTACAGGGGCGGTGTCTTTATTTGCCGGCGAAAATGAAGACTTGAACAAGGTCATGACAAAAGTCCAGTCCGTCATGGCTATCACAATGGGGTTACAGCAAGTTGCCCAAACGTTGAACAAGGATTCGGCGTTCCAACTTGTAACCATGAACAGTTTGAAATCGTGGTGGGCTGAAATAGTGGCAAAAGCTACGGTTGCTGAAACCGCCGAAACGGTTGCCACAACTGCAAATACAGCCGCGCATGAGGCAAATGTGGCTGCAACCGGTGAATCGGTAGTCGCTGAAACATTAGATACGGCGGGCAAGGTAGCAAACACGGTTGCCGCCGAAGCAGGAACGGTGGCTAACTTAACGCTTGCCGGTGCATTCAAGGCAGTAGGGTTTGCGATAAAGTCAATACCTGTTATCGGTTGGATTATTGCAGGAATAGCAGCACTTGCAACCGGTGTGTATGCGTTGACAAGCAAACAACGCGAAGCAAAAAAGGCACAGGAAGAGTTCGCAAAATCATTTTCCGAAAACATCTATAAACCGATTGGGTCGATAGAAGAGCTTTCACTTAAATACACAAAACTTGGTGATAATATCAAGGAAAAGGAGAAATTTATCCAACAAAATCAAAAGGCATTTGATGAGTTAGGCGTTTCTATAAATGGTGTAAAAGATGCCGAAAACCTATTGATTGAAAATAAAGACAGGTTTGTACTTGCTCAAATTGCAAAGGCTAAAGCATTGGTTTACACGCAACAATCATCGGATAAAATAAAAGAACTGATGAAAAAACAATTGGAATATGATGCAATGCCTGACAAATCTTCTACATACGTGCAAACAAGTTCCGGTACGTTCGGATCGACAGGATATTATGTTAAAGGTGATAACCAAGCGAAAAAACAGAAAAAAAAGGAAATAGACGAACTTACAGCAGAAATAAAGCAGGGATACAGCAACGCCGCTATTGAAGAAAGTAATTCGATTTATAACCTTAAAAAAGGTGGTATTGAATCTGTTAATGATTATAAAGATGGAACTATCGGGGCTATCGAACAAGCCATCACAGCCAAACAAGAAGCGCTTAAAAAACTGTCAGACCCGGTTAAAATAAAAGCCAATATCAAAGAAACAGAAAAGTTGCAAAAGCAATTGGATACCTTGACCGGGAAAAAAGAAAAAACACCGACTAAAGAAAAAGATCCATTTACTATCATGCTCGATGACAAAAAAAAGAAGTATGATGAGTATTTCAAATGGGTAAACGCCGGGTTGCAAAAAGAAGCACAAGTTGAGTTTTCCGGCTTGCTTGAAAAAGGGAAAACATACAAGGATTACCTGCAAAACATGGTTGATTCCGGTAAGTTGACAAAAAAGCAACTACACCAAGTAACGAATGAGATTGCAAGTGAAACAAATACGAACCTTCTTGACATATTCAAGGATAGCATATCACAGCAACTTGATAGTTCAAGGACTGTAATTGATCAGTTGGTTGCCATAAAAAAAATGCGGGATGAACTGAAAGACAATGACCCATTGAAAAAACAAAAGTCCGAATCACTTGATGAAGCTGAAAAAAATGTGGTTAAAAAAAGCAATGACGAGTATGAAGATGCCGGGAAAGAATATTCAGACTATTTGGATAGCAAAGAGAAAACAGATGTGTTGTATTTTGAAAAACGAAAAAAGCTGGAAGAACAATTTAATTCTGAAACGGACATTGCAAGGAAGAAAGTCATACAACAACAAATTGACACACTCGACCTGAAACAGAAAACGAGTGAAAAGAAAGCGTATGATGCTATGCTTGATGAGTACAAAACATACGAACAGCAAAAAGTTTCAATATCCGCCGATTATGATGCAAAAATCGCATTGGCAACTAAAAACAACAATCATGAGCTTGTGGCATTGCTTACAAAAGAGAAGGTTGAAGCTTTAAAGTCATTATCAGACAGTCAACTTGATATTATTGCGAAAAATAATGTTTTGCTAAGTTCTTTGTTCAACAAAGCAGGGGCGATGAGCAAAAAGTCAACTCAACAAGCATTGCAGAATTCGGAAAAACTATTGTCATATTTGCGTGGTGAAAAACAACATTTCGACCTTACTTTCATAACCAAGGAGCAAGCAGACCAACTGAAAGAAAGCCCGGAAAGTATCATTAAAATTCAAGAAGCAACCGACCAATTGAAAGATGATTTGGGTACTAATGATGATGGATATTTATTTTCAGGTGTCATAAAAGGGTTTAAGTTGATGCAAAAAGCGCAGGATAAGTACACGCAAGCATCAAAAACTGACAATCAAGAACTTAAAAACTCATTCAATGAACTCGGTGATAAAGCGAAGGATTCGGCGGTAAAAAGTCTTTCGCAGGGAGCTTACGATGCGCTACAAGGTGTTCAGGCATTAACGGATGCCATGCAAAAGCTGGCTGATGCGAGTGGCGATGAACGGATGAAAGAAAACGCGGAAATGATGTCGGCCATGGGTTCTAACCTGCAAGCGGCAGGCGAAGGGGCTAAGAGCGGAGGATGGATAGGGGCGATAGTTGGAGGAGTTACAAATATAATCCAACAAAGCGTTGATGCATCTGCCATTGAGGAGGCCGAACAAAAAGAATTTGAGCAGAACAGGCTTGATTTTTTAAACAGTTATGAACTGTTGCAATTAAAAGTATCTGAAACAAAAGATAAGGTGTTTGGGTCAGATTCCACAAAAATAGCGATAGAAGCTTATCAAAAAGCAAAAAAAGCCCTTGAAGAATATAATGAGGCTTTGGAAAAAACAACAGCCGTTACAGCCTCTTATGAATATGCGAATGCAGGTGTAAGCGTTTTGACATTGTCGCAATTATGGGCTGCAAAAGAACTATCCAACGAAACAAAAACGCTTATGGATTCGTACAAGAAAGGTTATACGGACTTGCAGGCGATGGCAGTCAAGACAAAAGACAGGTCTGGATGGGCTAATTTTTGGGGAGACCAGGATTTATATACATCATTGAAAGATTTAGCCCCTCAACTATGGGATAGTTCCGGTAACTTCGATGTAGATGCCGCAAAAGCATTTCTTGACACCAATACGCAGATTTCGGACGAACAACGCAAACAGATACAGAATGTCATAGACCTTAAAGAAGCTTATGACGATGCCATGGCGGTCATAGATGAAGACATCAAAGATACATTCGGATCATTGTATGATAGCTTGTCAACAGCACTTGTTAATGCCGTCAATGATGGTACGAACGCGTGGAGTTCTTTTAAAAATGCCGGATACGATGTACTTGAAGATTTAGGCAAGAAACTGATGATGGAGTTGTTTTTCAACAGCAAATTCGAGGCTTTGCAAAAACAACTTGAAACAGCTTATGACCTTGGAGATCCTGAGTCAATAGCAAATGCACAAGCAGATATTTTGGCTAAGTTCTATGAAAGTATAGAGGGTTCAATGGATGGGGCTGAATCATTCTTGGAACAATGGAATAAAAAAATGGAAGACTATGGCTTTACTTCAACCGATTCCAATGATAGTTCTTTAACAGGTGCTGTAAAAGGAGTTTCTGAAGAAACAGCATCGTTGATAGGTGGACAAATGAATGCAATACGAATAAATCAGTTGGAGGCAACGGAGATCATTCGGTCGCAATTGATTTATCTTTCAACGATAGCCCAAAACACTTCATATAATGTACACCTGAAAGATATTAGGGATGATATTCGTGAAATGAAAAACGGGTCTGGTAGCGATCATTTGCGGCCGTATGGCAAAGGATAATATATTAATGTATTACAAACAATATAAAAAAAATAAAAATGGGATCAAATAATAATGTAATATTGAACCTGCCATTTGATGAAAGCAATGGTTCAACAATTGCTTACGATTATAGCAACAACCGCGCCGATGGGCAAGTATCACCGGGTGCTTTGTTTGTTCCGGGTAAAGTTGGTAATGCTATTTATTTTGGAGGCAATGACACTTGTGAGGTAACTAAAAATGTGTTACCAGACCTTTCAGTTGATTTTTCGATGATAATGTGGGTAAAATGCGGCACTATTGAAAGTGGATCGCCAAAAAAACTTACGTGGTTGTTGAATTTTGTTGGGTTGGAGAATTATGTTGAAGTAGCAATTGATGTAAATCCGGAAAGTTGGGTTTCTTTGTGCATAGCAAGGTTAGGAAGCGCATTTAATTTCTACGTAAATTCAACATTGGTCAATACAATAAGCAACACAGGGTCATTGCAGGGAATTTCTTTGAACCAAGACTATTATGGCAGTAATTATGGGTTGGGTTGCCTTGACGATGTAAAGTTTTACAGTGCCGCGTTAACTCAAAGCGATTTGATTGAAGCATTGGGAAACAAACAACAAGCATACAGATTGGATGGTGTTGACTTAAAGGAATATGGAATATACGTATCTGATTCGGATGGTGTTGTAGATCGTCCAAAACTCAAAGAAATGGCAAAAGTATCATGGGATAATTACCACGGTGAAGCGGTTGACTTGCAACATAAGTTTTACGAACAACGTGAAATCACATTGTCCTGTTTCATAAAGGCAAATTCAAAAAATGACTTCATAATGAAGTTGTCAAGGTTTGAACAACTGTTTGATGAACAAGGAACTCAACGCCTGATGATTGATGTACACCCAACAAAACCATTGTTGTACGAAGTATATTGCAAGGATGAAATTTCAGTAGCAAAAAAATGGAGTGATGAATTGATGGTCGGTACTTTCAAGCTAAAATTGTTTGAACCCGAACCGGTAAAACGCATATTAAAACACATTCGCGTTGGTGATTCGACAAAGACTTGCACCATTACCATGACCACCACAAAAATGGTCAATATCTATTGGGGTGATGGCACGGTGGATTACGATGTTAGCGGTACGGCGATCACGCTTTCACATGTATATGAAACAAACGGCGATTATTTCCCACTTATTACCGGATGTATTGATGAAATAACAGACTTCACAACCAATGCGATTGTAGTATGGAACAAATTATAATTACAAAACCAAATGGCTCTATTGTGCCAATTGCAAAAAGAAGTGCGGCTACTGAAATAAAGCAGGCAAAACAAACATGGGAATTACTCGGAAGCGATTTGGTTAATATAAGCATTGAATCGGTAGAGCCGCAAACGTATGGTATCGGTGATAAAATTACGGCTTTTGGTAGGGCATATAAGCTAAACAGGTTGCCGACAGTGCATAAAAATGGAACTCGTGCATTTGTTTATGATTTAGAATTCGAGGGAGTTCAATATGACCTGATGAGGGCTACATACGACCTTACAATTGATACAACGACAAACCAATTGCAGGATGTGCAAGCGGATAGTTTGACAGGTGATTTACGCCGGTTCGCTACCGTGTTGATTGCCAATGCGTGCCGTGTATTTCCCGGAAAATGGGTTTTAGGAACTTTGCCTGATACAAAAACAATAACGCTAACATTCAATGAATCTGATAATTGTTTATCGGTACTTCAAAATTTATGTTCCGAAGAAAATTTTAATGTTGAATTTGAAATTATACAATCAAGCGGCATTTGCACAATCAATTTCAAAAATAAGGTTGGACAAATATTCCCATACACCTTCCAATTTGGCAAGGGAAAAGGGCTTTACTCACTTGACAGGCAAAACGTTGATTCTTCAAATATTGTAACACGCCTGAAAGTGTATGGCTCAACGGATAATATCACAAACAAATACAGGGCTTTACGGTTATGTTTACCCGGAAAGACAAAATCACAATCATATATTGAAAAGCAGGATGCCGTTGAAAAATATGGAATATATGAAGCGACAAAATATTTCGATGATATAAAGCCAACGTTCAATGGTTCAGTTACCGGAATTTTTTCAGATTCTGTTTTGAAGTTCATTGATACAAAAATGTTTGATTTGAATGAGAAAGAAACCGATGGCGTAACAACCAAATATTTGATTGATGGAACAAGTGCAAAGGTGCATTTCAATACCGGCAATTTGGCGGGTTATGAATTTGAGGTTCATGAATACGACCATGCAACGCATACATTCACCTTGGTAAAGCAAACAGATGATCGGGGCGATGTGTTCCCTTCTGACAAATCAACCGCTTTCCAGTTTGCCATTGGCGATGAATACAAGTTGATAGATGTTGCATTGCCAGATACATACGAGCAAGCCGCGGAAGCCGAACTTGCCAATGAGGGCAATACTTACTATGACCAAAACAGCCAACCCAAGGTACAATATGGCTTGAGCATCACCAAATCTTTCTTGGAAAAGATGGTTGGTAATGGTTCAACAGTAAACATCTTTCAGCCGGGCGACTACATACCCATTAAAGATGTTGATATTGATGTTGACAAGTCTGTTAGGGTGAAATCTTTGACACGTAACTTATTGGATGAATATGATTATACTTTAACAATATCCGACACCGTTACGACAAACATAACAAACCGTGTCATATCGGAGTTGACATCACTTGATAAAATAGTATCAATAAACAACCTTAAAAATCCGGTTCGAGCACGTTCCAATTGGCGTACATCCCAAGAACTATTGAACATGGTTTTTGATCCGGAAGGTGATTATTACACCGGAAAAATAAAACCCAATTCGATTGAAACGCTTGCATTGTCCGTTGGCGCTAAATCCATGCAATTTGGATTGACAAATACATCATTCGAGCCCAATTATTCAGGAGACAAAGACTTGATAAAAGTAACCGGGGGTGTCCTCACTCATTATACTATAAGTGAAGATACTATCCGTTCATGGACTTTGGCAAACAATGAAACAATTTTTGAATCAGAATCAGCTTATTACATTTACGCAAAATGTCAACGTGTCGGAACGGCGGGGTCAATTATATTTTCAACATCCCAAATAAAAGTTGAACAAGATGTAAATTATTATCATTTTTGGATTGGAGTGGTAAATTCGGTAGATTCTGAAATGCAAGTGCGTTCCATATCTTTAACTTATGGTTTTTCGACAGTTAATGGAAGGTTTATAAAGACTGGAAGGATTGAAAGCAGTGGTGGAAGTGGAAGCTTCTTTGACTTGGATGACAATGAATTTAGAGTTGGTGATGAAAACAAAGGATTGGCATGGAACATTGGAGGAAATGGTAAGTTCGTGTTGAAAGGAACAATGGTACAATCCGATTCAGGCATAACCCAACCATTGGGTTGTTTCCGTGGATCATACGTAAGTGAAAACACATACTACAAAGGAGATGAAGTTACTTATAACGGTTCAACTTACCGCTACATTTATAATACCCCTATTTCTAATGTTTTGCCTACAAACACGACATATTGGGATGTGATAGCATCTAAAGGTGTGGATGGCACGAATGGAGTAAATGGTGATGATGGTGTTGATGGTGCATATTTTGAATATAGATATGCAAAAAACGGCTCAACAAGCACACCACCGGCACTTACTGTTACAGACAATAATCCATCGGGGTGGACAAGTACAATGCCAACTATTGGCACATCGGAATATTTATGGATGACGGTTGCAAAAAAAACGGCAACAGGGATACTGGTTCAAAACTGGAGCACACCGATAAGAACAAGTGGCATTCAAGGAGAAACCGGTGCGAAAGGAGACAAGGGCGATAGTCCATCGCTCGTATTCCGTGGAGTTTATAACGCGGCAACAACTTATTATGGGTTGCCACAACGGGTAGATGCCGTGAAATACAATGATGTTTATTATGTCGCCCGCACGGATGCAGGAAATTTTGCTGGAATCCTGCCAACAGACACAAGCAAATGGAATTCGTTCGGCTCTTCATTTAACAGCGTTGCGACAGGTTTGTTGCTCGCTGAATTGGCATACATAGAAAATTTAATTATAAACAGGATGTCAACCGGTAGTGATGATTCATTGCCACGCCTATTGGCCAACTCAAATGAAATAGGTTTCTACAAAAATAAAGCTGGTGAGAGTTCCACAAATAATGCCTTGTTAAGGCTTGGGATTGCAGTTGGCTATATGGCTACAAATGGGACTTCCAAGCCCGGAATATCGGTGAGGGATAGGGACGATGACAATAGCTATTCAGAGATGACATCGGAAGGCGTTTTTACAAATGGGAGCAACATAAACGCTTTACCTGTAACCGCCGGTATTTCATCATGTGTCTCAATGGCTGCTCTATTACAACATAGAGTTGCCGGGGATCAATATTTAGGAAATTCACTTAATGCCGCAATATATGGGAATGACCAAACGGGTGATTCGGATGCGGTGTATAGCGAGGGTTATGGCGGATATTTCAACAAACTAAAAGCCAATGGTTTATACATTGGTTGTAGGGTAATATCAAGTTCGACAACGTTAACCAAAACTGATGTATTTGTTTCATGCTACAATACATCTGAGATCACAATAAGTATGCCGGCAAATCCATACACAGGTGAGGTAATTATGATACGGAGGAATAATTCAAATGTCGTTGCAAATGGAAATGGCAAATCAATACTTAATACAAGTGTATTGAGTTCGATTAATGTTGGAGAAGGACAAGGAGATATTGGATTATTCATATACGATGGTAGTTATTGGACATATAACTATATGGGTAGAAAACCATAAAGTTATTATTTAATTTTACAACATTGTGTATTATAATGATACAATATATATTTTTGTACAAAAAATAATTTATATGAGTACAACAAGATCAGGAGAAATGGTGTCTTCCCAAATTGGTAAGTTAGGGATAATTGACAATATACAAAATAGCAATTTTTCGTTGCCAACAGGGCAATGTTTTAACATAAAGAATGATGGTTTACAATCCATTAAACTGCAAGTCCAATTGGCAGGAATGGCAGATGGTGAGTTTATCGAAACTACTTTTGACGTGGGTTGGAATCCTGAAATTGTCAAGGTGGTAAAACAGACATCGTTGACTAATTTGGTCATCAAATGGGGTTATTAAATTAAAATCAAATTTATATGGGACTTTTAGTTGGAGTTGGGACAACGCGCCCAACGTATGCTTATGATTATTACTATGGCATCGAATGGGATACGACCGTTTCAAATCCAAAACCAACACGTGTTGGTAAGAATGAGTTGCACCAATCTTTGCCCTTGCAATCATTAATGCGCCGGTGTGTATTGAATGATGATGGAACTGTCAACTATTATCTTAGTGCCAACAATTCAATATACCGGGATAATTCAGCATCTGCCATGCTTGATGGTTCACATGGCCAAGTAATGGTTGAACTACCGGATATGTATGTGCGTTTTGAAGCGGATGGCACAAAAAGGAGGGCATTAATGTCAACTCAGGCACTTCCCGGATTTATTAAGTGGTCAAAAGACTATGTTTCAGCGTATGAAACGACCGTTGAACGTGCTACAAACAAATTGGCATCGGTAGTTAATACAACCGCGGCTTATCGTGGTGGTGGCAATCAAACGGCTTGGGATGCTTTGAGTAAAACACTTTTAGGAAAGCCGGTAACAGATACGAGTTTGACAAACTTTCGCACCTATGCACGAAACAGAGGTTCTGTTAACTGGAATTGTTACACATACCAAATGCACAGGAAGTTGTTTTGGTTGTTTGCCGTTGAGTATGCAAATTTCAATTCACAAGATGCCTATAATGCTGCATTAACAACTGATGGCTACAAACAAGGTGGATTAGGTCTTGGTGTTACAACGATTGATGGCACTAAAATTAATAGCTATAACTCTGGCTATCCATTCATTCCATGTGGTTATACAAATAGCCTCGGCAACAAAACTGGTGTTATTTCATTCACCATGCCATTTGAATATGATTCAAACTATTCGGCTGGATATGTTGGGGCATATAATGCATCAACGGCTTACGTTGCGGGAAACTATGTTTCATCAGGAGAATTATTATACGTTTGTGTGTTGGCAAGTACTGGTAACGCAGTTACCAATACGACTTATTTTTCGCCAATTACAAGAACAACAGTAAGTGTTCCGTCTTATCGTGGGATCGAAAATCCTTTTGGGCACATTCAAAAGTTTGTCGATGGTTGCAAGGTAAATATACAATCTGATGCAAGTGGAGGAATAACCGAGTTCTACGTGTGTGATACACCGGCCAATTTCACAAGTTCAGGAATTGCAAATTATAAATTACGTGGAAATATGCCAAGAACCGATGGGTACATAAAGGAGCTTGTCCTTGGTGAATTTGGTGATATTGCTCCATTATCAGTAGGAGCTGGTTCAACAACATATTTCTGCGATTATACATTTATAACAAAACCTGATAGTAGTATTGTTGAAAAAGCTATTTGTTTTGGAGGGTCTTCCGCTTTTGGTGTCTATTGTGGTTTGTTAGATTTATATACAAATATTTATTCATATAATGTGCACCCATCAATTGGTTCCCGTTTATGTTTTATTCCATAAAAATAAAAAAATATGAAATTGAAATTATTAGAGCCAAATGCAAGATATGACCTTGTTTTTGGCAAACCTTCGGTATTTGAGCAAGACAATGATGGTTCAAATTTATACAGGTACAACATTGAACCTGAAATGGGTATTCCTGAAGGTAAGACAGATGAAGAGCAAATTGGATGGAAGTGCCGTGAGATGCGCATTTGGGAAACACCCACAAAATCCGCTTTAAAAAAAGCAATCATCCGTTCGATAGTGGATGAATCAACAGAATTCAACCTTGTCAACTCATACAATAAACATGTTCTTGGAATCAAGGTAGATACAAGTGCTGTTGACAACTACAAAGAGTTTTTAACATTCACGGAAGATGTGGATGCCATGTTAGTTTCTGATTTTCTAAGTAAAAATTCATAAAAAATGGAAAAAATAATAGTAACACTCTGGATATTGTTCGGCATATACATGCTGGTCCTGATGGCAATTCTTGCCGATTTATGGTCGGGAGTTCGCAAGGCAAAACAAAATGGAATTGTACGGTCAAGCTATGGTTTTAAGCGAACGATAGACAAGATTGCAAGGTACTATAATGTTATGTTAGCACTTACAGTAGTCGATGTAATGCAAATGGCTTCAATATGGTATTTGGAAACTTATTATCAATATCATTTCCCGATGTTCCCTTTTATAACCCTTTTAGGGGCTATTGGGATCGGATTAATCGAAATCAAAAGCATATACGAAAAGGCGGAAGACAAGATAAAAATTGACAATGTGGCGGCACTTGCCGGTCAGGTCATAGCCCACAAAGACAATTTAGAAGCCATTGCCGATGCGGTTGTAGAGTACATGAAGAAAAAGGATGATACTGTGAAATAACATGCAAAAATTGGATTTTATAAAAAAATATATTGGCTTCGCCCGGGAAAGTGAGGCGGCAACAGGTATGAATTACCTTGTTTCGCTCACGCAGGGAGCTTTGGAAAGCGCTTGGGGAGAATCAGCTCCCGGAAATAACTTTTTTGGCGAAAAAGATAGCGATGGCGTTAATGGAAACGAACAATTACTACTTACAACAGAGTACAGTAGTAGTAAGTCTTTGAGATTTCCAGTAATTATTTCTATCGCTTGGGATTCGGCAAAGAAGTTGTATAAATACCGTGTAAAAGATTATTTCCGGAAATATCCAACGGCTAAGGACGGGTTTATTGCACACGCTTATTTCTTTAAAAACCGCACTCGATATGCAAAAGCATGGTTGGTTAGGAATGATCCATACGCATTTTTTAAAGAAGCTGCAAAAGCCGGTTACGCTACAACTCCAAATTACTCAAGCATGTTAACAACTACTTGTAAATCAATAGAGAAAATAATAAAAGACAATAATTTATGAACAAAATAAATTTGAAAATAATTGCAATAGTGATTATATCATTTCTTGCCGTGCTATTTGTAGCTTCTAAATTATTCATACACAACAACAGTGCATTGAATAATATTGAGATTGCAAATTTTCGCAAAACAATAATTGATAGCGTTTCCACTGCAAACGACAAAAACCATATTATTGAAATATCTCGTATTAAGGATAAAAATTCAGACAGTATCAAAGCATTGAAAAAAAATGTAACATACTGGATGAATATTGCCGAATTGTATCGAAAGGCAACAAAAAAAACGCAAATAAAAGCTGATAGCATCGCCTTGTTAAAGCCAGAATGCAATGACATAGCAAAAGCTTATATAAACGTAATAGATAGCATTAAAAAGGAAAATAATGCTTTGGACAGTGCTAATTATAACCTCGACATTGAAGCGGAAAAATATTCACGAAATTTATATCTGACAGAAAAACAATTGTCAGTGATGAATGTCATTATCTTGCGTAAAGATAGTTTATTGCAGGTAAAGGATAGCCATATTTCAATACTTGAAAAAAATTCACTCCGGACAACTTGGTTTAATGGATTCAAATGGGGAGTTGGAATAGGCTATGCCGCCGGAATTGGTACTGTTGCATTAATTAAGTAA